CTCTACTTCAATACCACCAGACTCTGTTGGAGTACCAGTTACATTTGAATTGATAAGAAGTATGTTGTCTGCTATTGTTACAGTTTCGGATTCTACTGTAGTTGTTGTGCCAGAAACTGTAAGGTTTCCATCAATCTTAACGGTTCCATTCTTAGATTTAATTACACCATCACTTGCACCGTTATCTAGTACTAACTTCTCACCTTTGAGAAATAGTCTATCACCAAATTTGATTTGTTCTGCCATCTTTTATTCCAAAAACACTAATAAGTTATATTATATGTATTTATCTTATGGGTTTGGAATCAGGCAATAAAAAAGGCTCCCGAAGGAGCCTTTTTGTATTCAAATTGTATAAAAATATTATACGAATGAAAGGTTTGACATTGCAATTTTTGAAACGTAGTCAGCCGCATTACCAAGTGATGATGCAGTGTTGTTTAATTCAACATAACCATAACGAGTCATGAATGAAACTACTGGCTCAAAAGTGCCTGGGTCAACCACAACGCCTGAAGACATTAGTGGAACGTATGGGCAATAGAACGCTGCCGCGTCAATTTCGCCTTGACCTTTATAACCTAAAAGTACTGGTGTAGCATCTGAGGCATATGTGTTAACATAAATTCTCATTGTGCCGTTTAAAGTACCAACAAACTTAGTGTTTGTAGGTGCTTCGAAAGTACCTTCTGTAGTACGTGCAAATGCTGATGTAGTTGCAGACTGTAGCACTGTAAGTGCCGCAGGTGAAACAACTGCCCAGTTAGCCGCGCCTCTACGAGTACGTTGAGCAACTAGGTTTGCTTCTCTGTTCATCATTGTTGCAAGTGCCGCATGTTCGTCACCAACAAATGTTGGAGTACCTGTTGCTTGAGTCTGGTCATAAGTCGCAGAACCTGTAGCAAGGTTACCTAATGATGTTAAGATTTCTTGGTCGATTTCAGCAGTGATTTCCATTGCTAGAGCCGCCATGATTTCTGCTTCAACATCTAAGCCGTGCATTGCATTGGCATCTTGTGCCGCTTCAAAAGTCCAACGAGCAGATAGTTTACGAGTTTTCGCTTCAACTGTTTGCTTAAGAACTTGAATTGACATTTTGTTACCAGCATCGCCTTCCATTGACGCTGTAGCCGCCGGAGCCGCTGAACCGTCGCCAGAATATGACGTAGCAATATCAAAAGGTGATAGTGCTTCTGAACCTGCAGTTGTTGAACCGACAGTTTCAGCATAACGTACACGCAATGTGTGAATTTGTCCAACTGGACCAGTCATTGGCTGTACGCCGATGATTTCGTTTGCTATTACAGTAGGCATAACACGTCTAATTATTGGTAAAATTACTTTGTTTAAAGTAGCAATATTACCAGACTGGGATGCACCTGCTGTAGCACTTTCTGTAAGTGCTGTTTTTGTATTTTCTAAAACTGATGACATTACGTCACGTTTGTTACCTTCTAAACCGTCTAGAAGTGTTTCACGAGTAGTGTCCCAATTTTTTCCTTCGAAAAGATTTTCCATCTTTCTCTCCTTGTTTTGGTTTTATTTAAGTCCAGCCAATTTCTTTAACTGGATTATGTTATTGGCATCGCTACTCTGAGACTCTGGTGTTGAACTAACCATCTGTTCTTCACCTCTGTCACCAGTGTGTTCTGTTACTTTGCCTTCATTTAACGATTGTTTTGTCTCTTTAGAGACGCCCTCATTCAAAACTGCAGGTAGATATTTCTTAAATGCAGTCTTTAAATTAGTTGTTTTTACTGTTTCAAGTAAGTCAACCATAACCGTACGCTTTTCTTTGCCTAGAGGTGCTAGAATACTTTCCATGACCTTTTGTCGGTCCATTCTGTCTTCTAGTACTTTCTGTGCAGTTTCGGCGCTTGTAATGGCTTCTTCTTTTGCAGTAATAGTTTCTTCCAACTTCGCAATCTTAGTAGCCGAATCTTCTAATTTCTTAGTAATCTTAGCAACTTCAGTTCCTTCACTCAATTGTGAAGTCATGAATTCGCCTGCGAATGTTTCAAAAATTTTACGGCCAAACTCGTTTTCTTTAGCCGATTGAATGTCGTCTTTAAGAACACCCAATTCAGAACGTAAAGCCTTATTGATTGTCTTTTCAACCAATTCTGCTGAACGTTTGATAAATGAATCCTTAGTTTTAGTAAGAATTTCTTTACCTTCAGTTACCATACGTACTTTAGTTTCTACTAAATCACGTTTATCGTTATGGAATTCTGCTAGTTCACGTGAAAGTTGTTTAACAACAAACTCTTTAGTTCTATCTAAATGTTCGTTAACTTTTGCACGGTCGGCTCTCAGTTCCTTAACTTCTTTTGCTAGTTGAGAAGTAATGAATCTTTCAAGAAGTTTTGCATGTTCAGAAATTGCTTTCTTATATGCAACACGTTCTGCGATTAGTTGTTCACGGTCCGTTTTAAACTCTTCCATTTCAGTTTTGATTGCAGTATTAAGCATGTTGTCCATTGCTTCTACAATAACTGATTTGTCATGTTCAAACTTCTGTGCGAACTCCTCACGCAACTCGGCTGTTATCTCCTCTCTTGCTTCATTTATTTGTGCTTCCCAAGCCTCTGATATTTGTTGTGAAACTTCTTCACTTAAAACATCTGACTCAAGTAGCCCAGCAAGGATTTCATTTTTTGCCATTGTTACTTCTCCTTCTTTATTAAAGTTTAAGTTCTCTAATGAACTTAACTATTTCTTTTGACAAATATTTTTGTGCGTATTTGTCGTTTTGAACATTTTGTGCAAGTTTCCACGTATCGTAGCCACCTTGCATGTTCATTAATCCTTCGTATATTGCTTTTGGATATGCTTCCGGGGCACTTGGCTGTGCCACAATATCGACTGTAATAATCTCATAATTACTCACTTTACCAGCATGGTCAACTTCACCAGAACCACGAGATGAGACACCTAAAGTGGCGCCTGATTCGATTAGTGTTCTGATAATGTTACCCATTGGCGTAGGAACAATTTTGAGTTTACCAAAGCCATTCGGACCATCCATCCACATGTTTTCAATTATATGTGAAACACGGTCAACGTTTACTGTCAATTCAGGTGGGTGGTCGCACTCGCCTAGAACTGGAAATCCTTCCTTGATTTTTGCTTGGACTGATTCCACGGCTCTTTTGATTTCGCTCACCGGGTATACTCGTTCATTAGCATTCTTAACGTCACCTTGGACGAAAATGCCTTCCATGAACATACTCTTACTACCATCATCGCTTTCAACGATACGTGATTGTACATTTGCTTGATTATGTGATAATCTTTCAATAAGAATGGTCATTGATTTCTCCAAATAGAATATTTACTTAGGCTTTGCTAGGTGCTGGTGCTTTTTTATTACCAACTGTGTTAACATTACCCGTTTTCATGTCTTCTGCTTTTGCTGAACCGCCAGATGTGTTACCATCTTTTTGTCCAACTGGTTTTGCGTCTTTTTCATCAGCGCCACCGTCTTTTGCAACTGGTGAATCTTTATCACCGTCAGCGCCAGGCTTAGCAGTTGCTTTGATAGTATATTCTTCTAATTTTTCTTCGTCTTCTTCGACTTTATCTTCTTCTTCTAAATCTTCAGATGAATCTTTATCAGATGATTTATCTTCAGTTACTTCTTCTTCATCAGTTGTGTCTGTTTTTTCAAATACTTCATCAACTGCTTCTTCCATTTCTGGCTCTTCGATATCTAAATCGATTTCACCTTCTAGGTCGTCAACAACTTCTTCATCTTCATCTGTAGCATCATCTTCTTCGCCAGACATAATTTTTTCAAATTCTGCTTCTAGGTCTGCTAATGCTGATTCTAAATCTTCAACTCTATCTTCAATTTCTTCGGCAGGTGCTTCTTCATCACTCATTTCTAAGTCATCAATAGCCTCTTCGTCAGAAACATCATCTTCGTCATCAAAGATTTCTTCATTTTCAATCTCGTCTGAATCTTCTTCTATATCATCTGATAAAGATTCGACTTCTTCTTTTTCATCAATT